TTTATTACGATGCAAACTTAGGTAGAGCGGTTGCAAAATTTATTCCCGTTGAAGATTTAGTTGTTCCTTATCATTCTACAGATTTAGAAACAGCTCCGCGTATTACACATGTTTTAAAACAAAATAAAAATGAAGTTAGAAAAAGTCAAGTTAATGGTTTTTATCGAGATGTTGATCTTGAGTCAATGCTGCCAAACGAAAGTGCTATTCAAGAAAAATATAATTCTATTGAAGGAGTAAGTCCTAGTGATATTCAGTATGATAACGAATGTACTTTACTTGAAATACATTGTGATTTGGACATACCAGGATTCGAAGATATCGGTTTGAATGGTGAGCCTACAGGTATTAAATTGCCTTACATAATTACAATCGATGAAGGATCAGGAAAAGTTTTATCAATCTACAGAAACTATAAACAAGAAGACCCTCAAAAAAAGAAGATACAATATTTCGTTCACTATCGTTTCCTTCCAGGTCTTGGCTTTTATGGTTTTGGTCTTATCCATATGTTGGGAGGTTTATCAAGATCGGCTACCTCCTCGTTACGTCAACTTATTGATGCGGGAACATTATCAAACTTACCAGCAGGATTTAAAGCAAGAGGTCTTCGAATTAGAGATGATGACAATCCATTACAACCGGGCGAGTTTAGAGATGTTGATGCTCCAGGAGGAGACCTAAGAGCAAACTTTGTACCTCTTCCATATAAAGAACCAAGTCAAACTTTGTTTATGCTTCTTAGTTTTTGTGTAGATGCAGGAAAAAGATTTGCTGCTGTAGCAGACGCAAAAATTTCAGATTCAAACAATGCTAATCCAGTTGGAACAACAATGGCAATGATTGAACAAGGAACTAAAGTAATGAGCGCAATTCATAAAAGAATGCATTATGCTCAAAAAGTTGAATTTAAATTATTAGCAAGAGTATTTCAATTATATCTTCCACCAGAATATCCTTACAATGTTTCAGGTGGCGAACGAATGATTAAGGTTCAAGATTTTGATGATAGGATTGATATTATCCCAGTATCTGATCCAAACATCTTTTCAATGTCACAAAGAATTCAATTGGCTCAAGCACAATTACAACTTGCACAATCAAACCCACAAATACATAATCCTTACGAAGCATATAGAAGAATGTATCAAGCACTTGGAGTACAAAATGTTGACGCTATTTTACCTCCACCTGCTAGGCCACAACCAAAAGATCCTATTACAGAAAATGCAGAATTACTTATGAAGAAAACTGCTCAATCTTTTGCTGAACAAGATCATGTTGCTCATATCAATACACATAGAGCTTTTATTTCCTCAGTATTAGTAAGAACTATGCCTGATGTAATGGTAAATATTACCTCTCACATTCTCCAACATACTTCAATGTTGGCAACACAAAATGTTTTAGAGAAGAATAAAGAGAAAATTGATGCACTTACTCAACAATTTGGAGGTCAAATACCTGAACAAATACAAGCGGCTGTTAATAAATTGTTAAATGAACAAATTGCTCAAGTAGAAATGGAGCTAATGTCTCAAATGATTGCGGAAGAGCAAGAATATCTTGAAGGCGGAGGGGAAGATCCATTGGTAGAGCTTAAAAAAGAAGAAATAAACATCGAAAAACAAAGAGTTCAAGCTGATAATATGGCTAAAATGGCAAAAACTGAGCTTGATATAGCTAAGTTACAACAAAAAGCTGAAATAGATGAAGCTAAACTACAACAAACAGCAGAATTAGCTGCAAAACGTAATAATATTCAAATGCAAAAGTTAAATAGGGGAAGATGATTAATCCAAAATTAAATGTTGACGAAATTGTAAATGATTTAACTACTTATGCTTTTGAAAATAATAGAAATCAAGAAGAGATGTTAATTGTTGCATCTATGATGATGGTTACTGCAAAAATGATTTATTTACAAACCTTAGGTAATAATGGTAATACAGTCTTTGAGAATGATAAAGAAATTATTCTTGAGCAATATAAACCAACAGTACATTAAGGGGTCGTATGAAATTTAAGAACGCAAAAATGACCGAAGTTCCACAAAAAAATCCTTTTCCAAAGACAATTGCAGTGTCAGACGCAGAAGTTGTTTACTCTCCTTTTGTCGTTAAAGATAATAAGGGAAGTGGACCTCAAGGACAGACAAGCAGAATGCAAATTAAAAAAGTAGCTTTCAAGGGCGTAAAATAGTATATAAATCTACTTTAATAAAGGAGGTTCTATGAACTTACTAAAAGATCTATGGTCACACATTAAAGAGTGGAGTGACTGGCAAATGAAAGACTGGATCAAGGCCGCTATTGTAGCGATCGTCGTTATTTGGGTATTAAGCTGGATGACAGGCGGAGCCGTATAGTGCTACAAGCTCTCGGAGGACTACTAAGTGGTAAAGGCGGAGCCTTAAAAACAATCGCAAAAGTTGTCGACGAGATTCATACATCAGAAGAAGAAAAATTAGATAAAAAGATTTTAATGCAACGCATTCAACAAAAGCTTGCAGAAAAGCAATTAGATGTTAATGCAAAGGAAGCCACCCATCGTAGCGTATTCGTTGCTGGGTGGCGACCATTCATAGGCTGGATTGGAGGGCTTGCTTTAATGTTTTCCTTCATCCTATCTCCCTGTATTGAATGGTATGCAAAATTTTCAGGTATAGATATTGTACCACCTGTCATAGAGACTGGGCCTCTTCTGGCCATAGTCACCTCAATGCTCGGGGTCGCCGGGATGAGATCATTCGAAAAGGCAAAGGGTCTTACTAAATAATGACTTGGAATTTTAATGAAATGTTAGACAAGTGTTGGATGACAGCACTTCAACATGAACCAGAAGCAAAACTTTATCAAGGGTTTGCTACAAAAGAAATGAAATTTGTAAATTGTGTTTTTAGAGGAAAGAATAATACCACTCTTTTAGTGGAGTGTACTGATGAAGGTAACACACATTTAAAAGATCTTGACAGTCCTTATATGGATGATTGTGTTATTCACCCACCTATAAAAATGTCACAAGAAGAATCACTAAAAATATTAACAGAGCATTTAATAAATCCAGAGTGGTCAAATGTTGTTCTACGTAAACCTCTTGGACCAGAACCAATTAACACTTCTTATATTTATACATGTGTTACTGGTTATTGGGCCGTGGATACAGAAACAGGAGCCATTACTAAATTCTCATGACATACGACGAATTAGCTGGTTCCGTAAAATTATCAGAAGGCTTTAGAGACCACGTATATATAGATACGGAAGGATTTCGCACGATTGGCTGGGGCCATAAAGTGGTGCATGAAGATAAATTTGAAGATGGTAAGACTTACACAAAAGAAGAATTACAAGACGTATTTGATAAAGATTTAAATAAAGCAATTGGTCAGGCAAGGATGTTAATGGAAGAGTTCAATGTAAAAGATTTGCCTACAACCGCGCAGCATACCATTACCGAAATGGTATATCAGCTTGGAAAATCAGGCGTGTCCAAGTTCCGTAACATGTGGAAATGCCTGCAGAACCGAGATTTTAACGGCGCGAGTTTAGAAATGTTAGACTCGAAATGGAATCGTCAAACTCCTAATCGCTGTAAAAAATTATCGGATCAAATGAAATCATGCGCATAGAAAATTTTTTTACTTATTACAAAAACCAATTATTAAATAGACAAACAGCGGTAGAACAAGCTATATTGCAAGGCGTTTCAGATTGGAACGAATATAGGTATTTAACGGGTAAGTTACATGCCTTACAACAAGAAGTACAGGAACTCACGGACCTGCTAAAAAAACAGGAGCTAGACGATGACTAAACCAAAACTAATAGTCCCTAAACATGTTTGGGACGGCAAACAAGCTGAACAAAAGAAACAAGAATTAGAGAAGATTCCTGAACCAACAGGCTTTAGAATTGTTCTATTTCCTTTACGATTAGAAGGTAAAACAAAAGGTGGTATTCATCTTACAGATGAAACAATTAGTGAATCACAAATAACAACAAATATATGTAAAGTTTTAAAGATAGGTCCTAGTGCCTATAAAGATAAAGAGAGATATCCTGATGGCCCTTGGTGCAAGAAGGATGATTGGGTTTTAATTACTAGATA